TCGTCGACTGGGCGATCCTGCAAGAGCAGTTCGTCAAGGATGAGCCGGCGCCCGCGCCCGAGGTGGAGGTGGACCCGGATGAGGGGATCGACTTCGCCGGGAAGGTTGACCTCACCCAGATGGCGGTGGAGATGCGCAACGAGATGGAGGCGATCGCGGCCACGTCGAAAGAAAAGGTTGCGCCTCGCGTGAAGCGGCGGTAGACTCCGCGCTTGCAGTAATCGGTCCTCTCTCTCGGGTGGGGCGCCCTCCAGGTGTGACATAGAAACGGAGGGCGCCCCCAATCTGTTTTCTGGGGGCAGCCAGATCCCCTAGACTGCGCGGCCTCATGGCCCAGCTGAATCTCGCCAAAGGCTCCGTCGACGAGCAGTTGATCGCCTACGCCGTCATGGACCTCTCCCCCGAGGAGATATCCGGGCGCATCGGCGGTGTGCTGTCGCCCGCGCGCGTGCGCCTGCGAGTGAACGACCTGCTCACCTCCGGTGACTGGCTGACGGACGCCCAGAAGGAGCGGGCTCTCCTCTCCATCGCGCTGCGGCAGATCGGCGACATCCAGCAGGTGGCAGGCTCCGGCGACCTGGAGGCCTCCAAGGTGCTCCTGGTGTACCTGAAAGACGTGCTGGACCGCCTCGAGAAGCGGCAGGTACGGATCACCGCAGACCTCAACACCTACAACGCCTCCGTGGGCCAACAGCTGGGCCACGTCGTCGACCTCGCCCTCACCTACATGAAGGGGGCGCTCCGCGAGTCGGTGGACGCCGAGAAGTGGGACGAGCTGGTCCTGGACGCGATCGCCGTGGCCGCACACGAGATCGAGAAGAAGCAGATCGCGGAATGAGTGTGCTTGACCCCGCGGTGTTCGATGCCGCGATGGCGGAAATACGCGAGAGGTCGAAGAAGTCCCTCTACCAGCGCGACTTCGCGGCATGGCTGTCCGATGTCCTCGGTGAGCGCATGTACGAAAAGATGGCCGGGATCTCCGAAGACGTACTTTTCGGACAGCATCCGCGCACCCTCGTGAAATCAGCCAACGGTACCGGGAAGACCCACAGTGCGGCGCGCTGGGCGCTGTGGTGGATTACCGCGTGGCCGAAGGAGGAATCTCTCGCGATCATCACTGCGCCCACGCTTGTCCAGGTGCAGATCGGCGTGTTCGCTTACCTCAAGGAGGCATACGGCTACAAGAAGGTCCAGGCCGCGCGCGCTGGGAAGCCGATGCCCTGGCCGGGATGGATCTCCGAGACCGACCAGTGGCGATACTCCACCCCTGGTGGTAACCAGACTCTCGCGATCGCCCGCGTCCCCGGCGCCCAGGACGCCGTGTCCTCCTTCCAGGGTCTCCGCAAGACCGGTGGCCGCAACTTCATCATGCTCGATGAGGCTGGGGGTGTGAAGGAGCCGATCTACGCCGCCATCGACAAGCTCATGACCTCGGGCGACTCCCGCATGGCGGGAATCGGAAACCCGGACGCTCGGGCCACGCCATTCCATGAGCGCTTCACCGAAGAGCGCTATATGCGCGAGTATCAACTCCACACGATCACCGCCTACGACACCCCGAACCTCACGGGAGAGATCGTCTATCCGGACGACCCCGAGAAGCAGAAGAGCCTCCAGGACGGACTTATCTCCAGGCGCGCCGTGTACGACGCTGAGCGCATGCTGAAGACTGGCGGCGAAATCGTCTTCGACGAAGACGCCGGCGCCTACCGCAACCTAGACGGGAAGCCCGACGGGCGCTTCAAGTCGATGATCCTCGGGACTTTCCCCGATGAGGACGACCGGACCTTCTTCCGCGAGGAGCACATCCAGCGCGCCCGTGAGAACGAGTTCACCGATGAGCAGATCGCGGGTCAGCCCCTTGTTCTCGGCGTAGACCTCGCCACCACCGGCAAGGACGAGTCTGTCGTGATGATGAACCGGGGCGGCAGATGCCGCATCTTCAGCGGCAAGGTGACCTACAACGACGGCATCGAGACGAAGGTGACGAGCGGAACATGGGACAAGGACGACGCTCTGGGCGCCTCGCGCCGGGTCAACGCCATCGCAAGGCATCTTGGCGCGACGGAGGTTCGCGTGGACGCGGGCGGCATCGGAGCGGGCATCGCGACCGAACTGGAGAGGCTTGAGGAGTTCCAGCCGCGCCCCTACGCGGTCATCCGCATCGACGGCTCGTACCGCAGCACGGACCCAGCCCGCTGGGCGAACGCCAGAGCACAGAACCACGAGTACCTCAAGGAGTTGCTCACTGCGGGGGCGTTGGATATCGACATCAACGACAAGGCGCTGAAAGACCAGTTGCTCTACGTCACCTACGACATGACCAACCGCGGCGCGGTGGCGATCACGCCGAAGAAGGACATGCGATCGGAGATGCACGGCTCCCCCGACCGCCTGGACGCGCTCATCTACGCCTGCATCGACACCCGGCCGCTGCTGAACCCGCCGCTCGGGGACATGCAGAAGGGGGACCTGGCGGCCCTGGACCCGATGGATGTGGTCGCGGAGGACTTCCAGTCGTTTCGCGAGATGCTCCTGTGATACCGGTCTGATACCACGCCGTTCTCCGCGCGAACCGCGCCGAATGGGGCTTAGACTCCGCTCCCGCCATGGATGCACAGTCACGCGCGATCATCGAGATCTTCGGAGAAGCCACCGTCGGGGTGGATAGTGCCGACCTGAAGGAAGCCTTCTTCAAGGTGCAGGCGCTCCTGGGGCGCGAGGACCAGGGGTGGACCTCCATCTTCGGCGCCGGCGCCGATCCGAATGGGCAGTTCGGTCTCACCCTGCTGTACCTGCGCGAGTGGGGCTGGAAGATTCGCGAGTCGATCGTGGGAGCCCCATGGATCGGCCGCGGCTTCCGTCTGCGTGCGAACTACATCTGGAAGGACGGCATCCGCTACGGGAACATCCCCGGCTCCGCCAGCGTCGGCGGCACGCGCGGCAAGACCAACATCCAGGACCTCATCGACCAGCCGATCAATCAGCGCTCCTTCTTCGGCACCAACGCCCGCCGCCAGCGCGAAGAGAAGCTCTACTCCGAAGGCATCGCCCTGTGGATCGGCAACGACAGCACGAAGACGCTCGAGGCCATCCCGCTGTGGCAGATCACACAGGAACTCCTCAATACGGACGGGCTTGGCGAGATCATGGCCTACCGGCGCCAGTGGGTGCATCGGGACCTGAACACGGGCGAGGGCGAGGAGCGCGTCGCCTGGTACTTCACCGACGCTTACGCCGACATGCGTGTCCCGACGATCAAGGTGAACGGCACCGATGAGCCCGTCGCCATGGGGTACACCATTTTCGACCAGCATGCCAACCGCCCCGCAGGTCTCGCCTACGGTTCCCCGGACGCGGTGGCCGCGCTCGTGTGGAACGGGATCGCCCGTGAAGCCACGATGGACGGCCGCGCGATGACCAAGGCGCTCGCCACGTTCGCCCTGAAGGCATCCGTCAAGACGAAGGAGGCCGGACAGCAGGGTGCCATCCAGCTTGCCTCCCCGCACGGTGCAGGCTCCACGCTCGTCGTGGGGCAGGCGAACGACCTTGTCCCGATGGCGACCGCGGGCAAGGGCTACGACTTCGACTCCATCCAGTTCCTCGTTGCGATCGTCGCGGCGTCCCTGGACGTGTCAGTCATCCACCTGACCGCCGACCCCAGTTCCGCGGGCTCCAGTTATGGCAGTGCGCAGACCCTCGACCTGCCCACCCGCCTCGCCATGGAGGCGCGGCGTGCTGAGCATGTGGAACTCGATGAGCGGGTGCTGCGGTGGATGGGCGTCACCGACCCCGAAGTCTCCTTCATCCCCTACGACGCAGGCGACGAGGTGTATCGCACCGTGCAGTCGCTCATCATGAGCCTCGACAACGACCTGTACACGCGGCAGGAGATCCGAGACCTCCTGGACGACCTGATGGGCCGCGCCGACGGCACCGTCCCCACGGACGACCAGCGTCCCTCGGTCCTGCTTGCGAAGACGATGGCGCAGATTCAGGGCGCCGTGGTCGCCACCACAGACACGGCGAAGAACGGCGACGGTGTCACCAAGACGACCACCAGCCCGCAGGCCGCCAACCCCGCACAGGGCAAGTCGAATGGCACAGGCGGCCAGGGCGGCGGCAATGCCAGCAATGACATCCGGCGCGGAAAGAAATAGTCCAGCCCCAGTCATTGCGAATTCCGCACCCTAGACTCCGCGGCCGACATGGTTGACGTACTCCTTCACGAAGCGGCCGGTGCGCTGCGCGCCCAAGAGGGCGGCAAGTGGGCTGTGACGCTCATCACGCCCGGCAAGGGCTCCAGCGGAACGTACAGCGAGGCCGTGCTGGAGCGTGATGCTCCCACCGCCTTCCCCAAGGGCATGAAGCTGTGGTTCAAGCACCCCGGCGAAGGCCAGGGCGCTGGCGACCGTGACCCGCGTGACCAGTGGGGCGTGCTCGACGAGAACGCGGGCTACACACCCGGCGAAGGCATCACCGGCAAGGTGCGCCTCCTTCCGCACTGGAAGGAGGTTGTCGAATCCCTCGGCGACCAGGCATCCCTCTCCATCTATGCGATGGGCGACGCCGACAAGGACGGCAATGTGACCGCTCTGCACGAGTCGGCCACCAACTCGGTGGACATCGTGTCCTACCCCGGACGCGCAGGCTCCGGCCTGAAGCAGAAGCTTGAGGCGGCCCGCGCCGCCTCCACTCAGCCTGGGTCAACCTCGGCCCCGGATACACACACACAGGAGGAATCCATGGATGAGCTGACGAAGGCCGTTGAGGCCCTCACGACGCTTCTCAAGGCGCACCTCGACGAGCAGAAGGCGGCCACCGACGCCGCCGCCAAGGCCGAGGCTGACGCCAAGGCCGAGGGCAAGGAGCTGAGCGACGCCATCGAGGCGTTCGCCATCGCCAGCAAGGCGATCTCCGAGGCCCAGCTCTCGCCGAGCGCCGAGGCCGACCTTCTCGCACTCGCCAAGCGTGGCGAGGACGTGACGGCCGCAATCGAGTCCGAGAAGAAGAAGAAGGCGGAGTACGCCGAGGCGGCGAAGCCGGAAGCTCCCAAGGGCTACGTGCTCAACGAGGCCGCGGCCGGCGCCAAGTCGGCCTCCGACTACCTTCCGAAGGGCTGGTAAGCGATGGCTACCAACATGTTCAAGAAGTACACCGAGTCGCTCGTTCGTGAGTGGACCGTCGGCGCCAACGTTCCTTCGGGCACGCTCGTCATCGACGCGAACAGCAAGCCGGGCGTCACGCTGACGGCTTCGGGCGACACGGCGAATCTGACCGTCACCTCTCCCGGCGGCGGCCTCAGCATCGCCTGGAAGAAGAAGGCGGGTGTCGGCAACCGTCCGAACGCCGCCCCCGTCGCGGTCGACGGCTCGTGGCTGTTCACGGTCGCGGGCGTCACCGCCGGTGAGACGGTCGGCTCGGGCGCGGCGGGCACGGCTCGCGGCACCAAGGTCTACCGCATCTCGTCGGACGGCTCCCTCACCCTCACTTCCACCAGCAACACCTACGTGGGCATCATCGACGACTGCCGCATCATCGGCACGACCGCAGCCGTCCAGATCGGAGTCTGACACCATGGCAATCGACCTTTCCTGCGACGGCCGTCTCGAGGTCCTGCCGTTCGTCAACGAGCGCAAGTACCTCGCCATGACCGAGATGGTCAAGGGCATGTCGCTGGGCGGCTACGCCGGCCAGCGCGCCGCGCTCGACCTGAAGGAGTCGCTGTCCTCCTC